ATCAATCTTAATAAAGTCTATGTCAGTAAAGCCATACCAATCAAGGGTTTGACTTTGTACCGCAGTTGTGTTATGTACAACAATTTTTTCTGGTGCCTCTTCTTTGTTGCTAATCCATCCACTGAATGTACTTTTGCCATTGTACAAATTAATCTGTTTTTCTTCATTGCTAAGAGCAATATTGTGTAATTTTACATTTGTAATGTTTCGTTCTTGTAAATTTTTAACACAACAATCATATACCTCAGGATGTGCTTCAAATCCAATTACTTCATCAAACAGTCCTGCTAATTGAACTGTGCTATCTCCAATCCAAGTGCCTACATCAATTGCACGTTTAAATTGTGTGCAGTGTTCCAATGAACGATCAATTGGTACAATACAAGAAAACTGTTCGCTTCGAATCATATCACCAGCTTTAGCTGTATAATCAACTGTCCACCAATTAGAATATTTTGTAATCATGTTATTCTTTCTAGCACAACTGTGTACTTCACTATGTCAATCACAGTATTGTTCTTAAAGACCTTACGTTTGGGTCCTTTGATATGGTCGTATATAATTTTCCAACCAGGAATAGTTTGTATCTTTTGTTTCCACCATTTAGGTCGTTCAATAATCAGATGTGCATTACGACCGTCTGACAGTCCTTTTTTAGCAGGATGACATGCAATCAAGTGATGTTGGTACTTGTTGCTAATCGTGAATAACTTGTTGAGAACACTATCAATTTGTTCTGGCTCTATGTGTTCTAATACATCGCGACTATACACAAGATCAACTTGTTTGGGTAGTTCGATTGGATGTGTTATTGGATCGTAATTGTAAATTGTCATTTCTTTATTGCTAAGACTCTGAAGAGGAGTACCTTTACCGCAACCAAAATCCAGTATACTTTTTATATCAGTGCGATCATCTAAGAAACTTTGTAGTATACCCGGCACACCACTTGCGTTACCAAAACTCTTACGACTATGTAGTAGTTCAAGTTCTTTGGTATATGCATCACTGTTTTGCATTACGAACTAGAACCAATAGTTCTACGTTTAATGTCATCGTGATTGAATTCTGCCCAGTATAGCTCAAAAGCAACACCGTCTTCTACACCTTCAAATTGATGAATTTTACCAGGCTTAACTTGTGTAAAGTCACCTGCTTCTAGTATGGTTTCGTCAACCAATCCTTGTTGTTCACCGTCTTGCCACACACGCACAATCATTTTTCCAGACTCTACAAAGAAGCCGTTCCATTTGTAACAGTGTTCATGTTCACTGCATTTGTAACCTGCTTTGAATTCTATTCTGTGAAACTCCAACACACCGTTAGCATGTATGAGTTCTGTGTTTCCCCAAATCTTGCCTGATTTCATTACTGTTGCTCCATCCACATGTTGCTTTTATCTAACCACGGCAGAAACAAATCTCTCTGTCGTAGCATTCCGTATTTGTGTATGCTCTTTATAGCACTGTCTGGTAATAGGTCTGTTTCTTCAGCAAGATTATACAAATTAGTAATAGCAGGATCCATTGGTTCTACATCGCTTCTGTATACAATAGCATACATCCATGGATCACCAATGTCTTTCTTAAAAAATCCACTTTTACAATCCCAACCGTTTACTGCCAACATATAAATCAACATTGGCATGGTAAAATGATGCTTGTGATTCATCTGTGCATTATACTCAAGCATATTAAATTCTACGTTTGTAGTTTGTGGAACTGCTATTATCATCATTGCATCTTGTGCCGCAATGTGCCACCAGTTAGCCAATGCTTGGTAAGGGTTTGTTAAGTATTGTAATACATCATGACACCACAGTACATCAAAAGGTTTTTTAGTTTTATTAAAATCTTGTACATTGCCTTTTTGAAATGTAATACCTTTATGTTTAACTATGAGTTTGTCAATACTATTAACTCCAGTACACTTGATCTCTAGAGGAGTAAAGCTGTCATCGTTTGTTTCTGCATTTGCCCACCATTGCAAATCCAATCCTTCAGATTGACATCCTAGATCAACCATACGACTGATACTTTCCATAAATTCGTTATGTTTATAAATCTCAGTCAGTATATTTTTTACACTGTGATCATGTGCTAGTTGTTGACTTGAAAAGCTGGTGAATTTCATTTATGACCTTTATTGTATATATCCGCTACAAAAGGAAGGTGTTATTTTATACTGATACATCTTCCATGCCAGCAGTACGTAAACGGACTATGTGTCCTAGTTGCCACTGTTTGGTATCCAAGCCTTTCATTATGCCTAAGTACTTGTTACGCAGTAGTGCAACTTCATTAATTAGTGTTTCAAAATCTATAACTTCATCTTCACCATCAACATACTTCTCAGCATCTCTGCTGGTCAATGCACGTGCATAACCTTCCAGAAACTTTTGAAAGTGCTTGCGTCTTATTTGTCTGAGTTTTATGTTTAGAAAGTTTAGTACTGCTTCAATCTCTTGTAACTGATTAAAACGTTGTTCAGTGATGCCTGGTAAGTTTTTAATATTCTTCTCAACAAGTCCGCCAACTCTACATTCACTTTTAGCAACTTCTAATTCTTGTTCAAAGTGTGTGATGAACTGGGGAATGTTAGCAAGATTATTTGTTACACGGCTATACCACATTGAGATTAATACTCATCGTAGTTGAATTCGCCGTCATCATTGTACTGGTTGAGTAGTTCATCTTCTTCTTCATCTTCAAAGTCGTCTACATCATTCTCGCCAAGATAATTGCCAACTGCCATTTTGATTGCACCGTCAAACTTAAATGCTTCACGAATTTCGTCAGCATTATGATTAAGCATTAATGCTGCCACTACTGCATCAGCTGCTTCAGTGATATCTCCTGTGTCTAGCATAAATGCTCGTGTTTCTTTCCAAACTAATGCGGCTAAATCCAATGACACTATACGTTCTCCTCGTTAAATGTTTCTGTATCTTCAATAGGAGTGGCAATTTCTACCACTTCTTCTTCAGGAATACTTAGCACTTCTTCAATTTTATTAAAGTCTAGCATAACTTTATCTAAACAACCATCTTCATTGCGTTCCCAAGCCTTGCGGAACTGTAATATTTCTTCTTTAGCACTTGTTAAGAAACGCAGTCTGTTTCCTTGTTTTGTTAACAACCCAGTTGCTTCTGCTAAATCAACAAGTCCTGAGTAAGGATTCATTCCTGTTTCATATGGAATCTTAACCTGCACACTTTCAAATGGCTTAGCATATCTAGTTTTCATAACTTTACATGCGGCACGTATACCTTTAACTTGTGATATCTTGTTACCATCTTCGTCTTCTTTTAGTTTAAGTTTTCTCATAGCAACAACAATACTTGATGCATATATAAAACCTTGTCCGCCTGATATCTTGTCATCTGGATCAAACATATCCTGTGATGCATAAGTGTGGTTAGTACACACCATACCTACATTGTAACTACCAAACATGTTTACTGTGTTTCTTACTAGTGCAGTCAGTGCCTTAGGCTTTCTACCTAGATCACCTTTCATGTCTCCTGCTTCAAACTGATTAACATCAGTAGGTGTAAGCATCATGCCTAAACTGTCAATCACAAACAATACCTTTGGACGTTCTCCGTCTGGCAATGCTTTGTAATCTTTCATAAACGTTGATACTGTTTTTGCAACATCATCAATCATTGACATTGCTAGTTTAAGCAGTTTGCTTTCACTGGTATCAACACCAAGTGCTTTTAACCATGCTTCGTCAAGTGCGTTTTCAGTATCAACCAATACAACAAATATGCCTTGTTCCTGTGCATGTTTTACAATGTTACCTGCGGCAAAATAACTTTTACCTGCTCCTGATTCACCAGCAAACACTGTAACCTTACCTAGTGGTACACCTTTATTAAAGTCTCCACTGATCAAATAGTTTAGTGCATAATTGCCTGTTGAGATCCAATCTGTTGGATCGTTAAAGCCAATTGACAATCCGTCAATGCTTTTGGTAATGTCCTTGCGGAATTTGCTTACGTCAAATGGTTTTGCCACTATCTTCTCCTAGTTTATAATCGTATA